CAGGAAGATGTATTTGCCGTCAAGCACCTTGCCGTCGTTGATGACAAGGGCTTTCTTTACCCACTGATTTGTTTCGTGGTCGAAGTAGTCCACGACTGTGAATTCCATATTGGAGTTGATGGCGTATGCCTTCTGCGGAACCCAGTACATACCGAAGTACTGTCCGTTTGTTGCAGCGTCGAAATCCTTCAGGCAGTCATTCTCAACGAATACAACTTCTTTGCCCTTGAAGGTAGCCTTCTCTGTGCCATCAACCGGGTTGAATGTCTCTGCATATACCGGATGATTCTGATCGTCTGCAAGGGTCTTGATGACAGATTCATATGTTGCCGCCGTCATTGCGAACTCCGGACGCTCCGCTCTCATGCTGAGCGGGATCTTTGCAAAGAGCTTCTTCTGCCATTCTTTCCAGTCAGCCGCCTCGTTAGCCGTGAACTCGATAATGTTCGTAGCCGGGATTCTGGAGCTTACTGCAGCCGCCTCGGTCAGAATGCCGACACACTGATTGTTTGCCTCGGCGCCGGACATGATCTCGATGTCCATTGCTTTTACATAGGCTTCGGCAACGACTTTTGCGAATTCCTGCTCAAATACCGGAACGGAAAGAACCGCCTGCAGCAGTGTGCGGGCAAGTCTGATCTCACCGATCTTGTAACCGAATGCGACATAACCTGTGACACCGTCTGCATCCTGTCTGTAAGATGTCGTGCTCTCTGTGATGCGATTGAACGTTGCGGAGAAGGAACCAATCGGATACTTTACGCCGCCCTTGAGGTTGGTCTTGCGAACGCGTCCATAGAGCTGACCGTATACCTTTGTCACGCCCTTGATGATTTCCTGCATGACCGTTTCCGGAATGAGAACGCCAAGATCGGAAGATGTGCCGGTCTCATCGCTTCTCTGCTGGTACTCCAGAATGTCGGACTTTGTGCCCTTGGTTACAAAATTCATAAATGCTTCTCTGTATTCCATGCTGTTTCTCGGCATGTCTCTTACCTCCATCTCGACTTTACCGTCGTTTCTTGCCGCCGGCGCTTCGGCGGGCTTCTTCTCGAGCTCATCGAGCTCTGCCTCAAGGTCTTCGCAGGTCTTTTCAAGTCCTGCGACCTTCTCGTCGTGTTCCTTCTTGTCGGCATCGAACTTGTCGATTTCTTCCTCGACCGCCTGCTTTTCCTCTTCGGTCTCGGCTTCGTCGATGGAAGTTCTCAGCTCGGCCTCGCGGGTCTCAAATTCCGCGTCTTTCTTGCGCAGTTCTTCGAGCGACTTTTTCGTGTCGTCAATCCTGCGCTTCAGCATCAGGGCTTTCAGTGCCATGATTAAGCCTCCTTTTCATTGATTCACGCCACGCGGTGAGCTGTTTCGCATGGATGTCCTCAAGTTCACGTTTTCTCGCTTCGATGCTTGTAGCCTCGTAAGCAGGGAACACGACCGGAGAAACCTCATAGAGCGGGTCGACGCGCGTGATTGTCCAGTGTACGGAACCATCCTCTCTGACGGTTGTTTCCTGTCCGTCTGATGGGATTTCAAAACCGAAACTGCAACCTGTAATGTCTCCCCGCAAGATTCTATGGTATGCATCCATAGCCTGCGTGTCGTTCTGGTTTATAGTGATACAGCCCCACAAACCTATATCCGTATCTCTGAGTGTCAAAGTTCCGGCACTTGTGCGCCCGAGAATAATATCTGTATTGTGGTTATATAATGCCCTTACGTCGCCCTTGCACGATTCAGCGAACGCACCGCGCGCAATGCTCTCGGTAGCATTGTCTGCGATGTGGTACACATCGTCGTATCGAGCGAAGTAGCCCTCGAGATAGATGTTTCCATCATCTCCAGAGCGGGTTGACATTTCATGCATTTGCAAACATCGTTTTTCCATGTTTGTTACCTCGTTTGTTGTTAGCTTGTTCCCTTAAATCAACCCACCTGCAATTAGATGGCTCGTAGTTGCCGTTTACGTCAATTCTGTCAATCGTGCACTGTCCATAAGGAGCGCTTTCGTCATAGCCATTTTTCAAAGCCCATTCCTCGAACGCTTCAAAACTATTTGTCCACTCGTCGCACATCTGAATTCCGCGACCGCCATAGACCATATACTTAGCCGTATGCTCGTTATATATGCGTCTTTTTATTCCCTGCCATACGCGGTATAGGCGCGTTTTTGACTTGCCGTGCGTTGCATTTAGCTTGCATTTTGCGGTCGCCTTTTCTTTTTGCAGACATCCGCAACTCTTCGTGTTTCCATTTTTTAACGATGAAGCCAGAACGCTTTTCACACTTCCGCAATCACACTTACAAATCCAATATGACGCACTCGAATCCGTTTTCGAAACATCCAAGCACATAGCCGTCATTCTGCCAAAACGCATCCCCGTAATGTCATCTCTATGGTGAATACTCGCTCCGCAAGTTTTCGTTTTCCCATGCGTCAAATAATACGAGTTGACTTCTTTTTCTCTTCCGCAATCGCAGATGCATTTCCACATTGTCTTTGTTCCGCGATTTTCTGCACGTTCAACAACTACAAGTGAGCCAAAACGCTCACCAATTAAATTATTTAATTTCATTTTGACCGCCTTCTGACCGCAATAGATATATAAGCGCATGGGGGACTTGCGGTCGACCGTCCCCCTCGGTTTGCAACCCGATTGCGCTATGAAAAAAGCACTATGCTTTAATCACCGTTGTTATTTAATTTCTTCTGATTCCCAATCATGTCAATCGGGATGTAGTTCTCAAGCACCCTTAACTCGTCAAGTCCGTCTCTTGGATCGAATCCAATCTTCGAGCGGGCTTCGTTTCCATCAACAATGCCCCTGTCGTAGTAGCCGCCCATAACGTTTGCGACCTGCGACAAATCCCATGAGAGAAGCGACCAATGATTAAATTCCAAATACCATTTGGGATTGATAATCAAATCCCTTGTCATGGTCTGCTGAAGGATTGTGGCAATGTCCTTGATGGTCGTGTTAATAAAGTTGTTCCATTCGCTCTGGCTGAACTCACCGACCCCAAGCAGAAACGGCGGGCACGAAAGAATCGATGCAATCGTGCGCTTGTCGAGCTGAACGGCGTCATTGATTGCCAAATCCGCAAGGGACAACGGGCGGACTTCCTTGACATCGAACGCCTCGGCAGGAATTAGCCACGGTTCACCGACTTCGGTTGTGGCAAGATAGCTGTCAATCAGTTTCTTGCGACCTTCCGGACTTGCAAACTCATCCGTCAGTGCATCGACCTTAACAACAATCGAGGGCTTCCATTTCGACTCCATGAACGCCTTTTCGGTTGCTCTTGCCTGCTTGAGATTATTTGCGACATCCCTGAGCGGAACGGTGATGCCCCGCCCGAGCCACGGGTAAGCAGGATCCGGATTAAACACAAAATGCATCAGGTCGTCCCCTGGGTCGTGCGGCACTCCATCAAGCATGATTTTGTAACCGTAGCCGTCATGATTAAAATAGTACCGGTACGGTGCGACCGGTTCCAAATCCCCCATGAGACCGTTCTGCGTATGCACCCATACGAGTGAATTCCCCCGATTATGCACGAGCAAATCCATGACGATTTTCTCGACCCAGTTCTTTCGGACCATGTAAGAGCATGGTGAAATATCTATCTTCTTGCTGAGCTCGTTCTTGATTCTGATATCGCCCTTCGCCGTGTTCTCTTTCAGGTAGATGGTCATCATGGACACAAGACTTGCAATCTTCCGGCATCCCGCAAGTATCTCCGGATTATCTGCGAGCGATGTATAGCCGTAACCAGGGACGCGGAGGCTGTCGAATTCATCACCGCTCATAATTTGCACCATCCGCTTTATGCTCATATCGCTCCGCGTCTGTGTGCCTGAGCGGGCTTTATTCTTTCTTCTTTTCATCTCCCCACCATGCCTTCCCGGCATCGCTCCTTTCTAGGTTTTCTAGGTATCTGACGCAGGCAAACACACCCGCGTCAAAAATGTCTATGCGATAATCCGCCTGGATTTTCTCGTACATGATCATGTCATCCGTCTTCTCAACGGCGCGCACGTTCTCAACGCAGTACTCATACGGCTCCGCATGCAAGTAATAGAGTGTTCCGTCCTTTGCGGCCTTCTCAATGTGGCGGAAGCCCTCAGACTTCACGTAGTAGTACTGCGGCTGGTCGACAATCCGGAATCCCGCCTGACGCATGAGGCGGATGTATTCGCGTCCGAACTTGCGGTCATGTCCGACTTGCACGATTTTGAAACCGCGTTCCCGCATCTCCATGAACCATCGAACAACATCGGAATATTCCGTGGTCGGTGTGTTGGTCATGGTCAACCACCCGTCATCCATCCATCCAAAGAGCGGAATGTTGTCCTTTTCGGCTTTATCCGTAGCCGCAACGACCGGGAACCACGCATGAGGGATGATGATGTCGACCCCTTTGTAATTCCCGAACAAACAGGCCGCTGTCAGGTCGTGCATCTTGGACAAATCGACACCGCCGTACCACTTGATTGGAAGCGTTGCGAGCTCATCGAGCGACCAATCGTATTTCGTGTCTGAGTTTTTAAACTCGTTAATGTTGAAATATGCCTTGACCGCATTCGTGAACACGTTGAGCGATTTCGCAAAGAAGTCCTTCCTCTGTTGCGGGTCATTCTGGGCTTGGAGCGAATCGTTCAAAATCTCCTGCGGGCGGATAGTCACGCCGTAAGACGGGTTTGCCATTTCGTGAACAATCGGATTTGTGTAATCAATATCGCCGTTCTCGTCCGGATTTGCGCAGCAGATAAACACGAAATACTGCTCATCGCTTATCGTTCCGTCAAGAATGCTTCGGCAGTACTTGAGCCGTTGTCCGAGAAAGCCCTGCGCGTTATCGCCGGCGGTGCTGATTCCGATAATCAGCTTGTTTGTATAGGCTTTCATGGCTTCCTTGAACAGGTTGTACTGTTTTGTACTCTTGAACGCATGAATCTCGTCGCAGATTGCAATGTTGCAGTTCAAGGAGTCCTGCGTGTCCGGATTTGCGGCGAGTGCGCGGATAAAGAACGAACCGTCAGGCAGAGTCGCTTCCATGCTGTGCTCATTGTTATTGTCAATAACATGCACATGCCCGCCGTCCTTTTCGTTCTCGCCCATGCGGGCGACATTGTATTCCAGGAAGTTAAACGTCTCGAGCGACTGCATGAGTGCGGCACTGGAAATATAGGTCTTCGCTCCGGATCTGCGATACCACAGTGATAAAGCCCATGCCAGAGCCGCCGCAAAACTCGTCTTGACATTCTTTCTCGGAATAAAAATAAGGGCTTCGTGAAATCTAACGACTTCAGTGCCCCTAAGATGGAATCCGACTATATTGTAGATGATGAAAATATGGAACGGCTGAAGCAGGAACGGCTTGCCCCGCATCGGAGTGCCGTCTAAAGCCTCACCCTGTTGGTGGCACAGGGTCTTTTCGATGATTCCGATGACAAATTCCGGACCTTTTGATCGTATTTCGTAATCCGGATTCTCTAAATCACGGAAAAATCGCTCAACGCACTGCTTTCGTTCCAGATTTGCAACAATCGTGCCGTCCCGGATGCCCTCGGCATACCAAAGAGCGACCTTCCAATGCTTACCCTTAACTTGCTTCAAGGGCTTTCAGTGCTTCCACCAGAGCACTACCTTTTTCTTCCGCTTTGGTTCCGCCGGTCATCTTCTTATATGCCGATGGAGTCAAGCCAAGCTCACGCCAATACGCAAGGGCTTGCGTGTTTAGATCGGTCCACAGAATAAGAAGTGGATTTTTGACCGTGTTTGTCGCTCCGCCCTTGTTCGTGTACTCGATAA